TTTCTTCTTCATCTTCGTCATCTTCTTCGTCATCCGTCTCTTCGCCATCCTCGTCTTCCTCCTCCTCGACTGAAATCTTTTCTTGCTTAGGGATAGTTGGCTCAACGGTTGCTTTAATATCCTGAGCTGGGTTAAGTGGGATCAAACCTTCGGTTAAGTCGTAGCAAGGTATTTCCGCGTCCTTGCATGCCGCTAACGCGTTTTGGCAATCCTTGTCTTCATCAGCCCATAGAAGAAACGTAGAAGCTCTAAGACCTTTGAGATGATCAACCGCATTCTTAATTGGGTTGTCTGAGACGTTAAGGCTAGCTGACGGTATGCCGTCAAACTTTCCAGACTCTGTAGTAAATACCAGAATGTCTTTGCCTTTGTCTTTAGCTAACTGTGTTGCAAATGTTTGACCTTGACTCGGTCGTTCTGAATAAGCTAAAACTAAAGTGCCACTAGCGCCGTTTGAACTTTGGGCGTAGTAGTGGTCTTCCATTAAAGCTTCTAGATTAGCGCGGCTGGTTGCTCCGTTGCCGGCGACAAGCACATAATATTTGTCCATGGGACCTCCTTGGTAGGGGAGGCACAGACTAGCCTATGTTTGAGGTTGCGCCAAGTAGACTGAAACTGGGGTTCCCGGAATTAAGTTTTCCGACAACTTTGAGCCGATAAGTCGACTTATTACAGCAAACCGGTTCTTGTATAGGTGGCTTCTGGCTGAGTTAGCGCTGTTGCCTTCCCAGTAAAGATCGGCTGGGGAGCATGGCCCGTTGCTTCCGTCAAAGTAATCTAACAAGCCAGCTGAGTTTTCAAACAAAGCTGAATCAAACTTAATTGTTCGAGTGTTAGCTGTTGCCCAGGCTACCTCTACCGCGGCGTATGCTGCTGTAGCTGGGGCTGTAGCTGTTACGTACGGACGAATCCAATCTTTAGCTGTTACGGTAGGTGTTGCCACACCTCCTGTGTTGTACAAGCCGTTAGCGCCAGATCTGACAGTAAATTGATCTTCAGTGCAGCTAACGATAGTTACATTAGCCAGGTTATAGGTCGCCCCACGAATCATAGTAATACCAGTAATGGTAACCACCTGACCGACAGTAAAGTTGTTTTGAGCTTTATAGGTAACAAGCGACCCGTTGCCGGATACGTCAGTAATATTAGCTAGCAGTTTTGCCGCTCTACCGACACTAGCTGTTCCAATCAAAGCATAGGAAGAGTTATACCATCTGATAGACGGGGTAACTGTATCCGCCGTATTCATACCCTGGGCATACAAACTAAATGTATAAGGGGTATTTGGGTAGTGAATTGGCATAAGTTGATTGTTTGTAGAGTTGTCCCAAGACCTTAGAACAACAGAAGATCCGGTAGATGTTAGCTTTAACGCATTACCAGATAGGAAGATTGATCCTACGCAGTCTGCTTCAGCTTGGTTAGCTACTGATTTTGTAAATTTAACAATTTTTCCACCACTACCAGAGATAACTGTGTAAGTTCCGTTTATATCGTTACCTACCCAAGTAGCTCCAGATATTGAAATAACGTCATTAACCTTGAAGTCGTGGCTTACGGTTAAAGTTAAAGTTACTGTGCTGTCTAGAATTGCCGCTCTACCTATAGAAAACACAGATACCCCAGGTTCTTGGCTGGTTGTGTCAATTGTGTTTGTAGAGTTAGTAGCTGTCCAAGGTGCAATAGGGGACGCAAAATTTGGGTTCTTTAACTCATTAATACGTGTAGCTTTGATAGTTAAATGAACTTGACGCGCTTCATCAAAAGTAGTTGGGTTTGAATCTTGTTCAAACTGTAAAGCATCACAGTAATGAAACTCTCCACCGGCAGCAGAAGCAATTTGAATAGTAGGAATAGCATAGTAAGAACCAGCTGGTGCGGCATCGGTAACAAATTTACGGCTACCGCTGACAAGTTCACCGGTTGCGTTGTTGCTAGCCGTTCCTGAAGACTCAGAAATAAACACACCAAAACGGTTGTACCAACGTATACCCATAGTTACGGATCTTGCCGATCCCCCTGTAACAATATACCCGCTAAAGCTGTAGGAAAGAGCAGCCGTTACCGGAATACCTTTTGTTAGTGGATTAAACTTTGTAATATCTCCGCCGGTGTACCCGCATTCAATCTTAATAGTTGCTGTGCTTCCAGAAACATTTTTAATAGATAAAACGCCTTTACGCTTATTAGGGGTAAAGGTTGAAGATGTTGGTTCTTCCCATGGCTTTGGGTAAGGCTTTATAGTTGGGTAAGCTTTAAACACTTTGTTGTAAACATCTTGAGACGGCACATCTGCGCCAGTCAAAGTAAAAGATATAGTTTTAGCACCTACAGCTGTAACAGTAAACTGGTTATTTGTTGTGTTAAATAGGTTTAGTGGGAAGTTGCTTGTTGTAAACTTGTCACCGACTCTATACCCATGAGTTTTTTCTAAAGTAAGTGTGGCTACGTTTGTTGCAATAGCTGCTCTTAATACTGTTTCAACTCTAATTGCAGATATAGAGGCTGTTCCGTTTAAGGATCCCCAGTGCCCAATACTTTCTTCAAATGAAGAGTCGTTGTAATCAAGCATGAGGTTATGCCCCATAGTTAGACCATCTGTAGATGGATTTGCCTCAGTGCCGATAGGCTTTGGTACTGCGTATCCACCGAAAGCTTTAATGTATTCTCGTAGACCTTGGCTGCTTCCCTTTTCTTTATTAATTTGAACAGCATCACGGATTAAGATACGAGACTGCTGATATCCAATTTCTTTTTCGTAGTCGTACCCAAGTTGCTTTAAGAATAAGGGAACCAAAGCTCCGTTAGCTTTTTGAATATCATATTTGTTATTAAGAAGGGCTACCACTGTGTGAGCGTGGTTTAGCTCAAATGCAAAAAGGGACATAAAGTTAAATAAGTCTTTGTTGTCGTAATTACCAGAAGCGTCGTACGCATTTTGGATTTTGGCAACAGCTGGGAGGCCGTCGTATAGCGCGTTTATATACCCATAGTCTTTAACAGAAACTCCTGTAGAGTCTCCGACTCGAAGCCATGTGTATGTAACAGTTTCAAATACAAAAAGCGAGTAGTAGTAGTAAGCGCCTTTAACTAGGTTATTAGCATCGTCATACAGCGTTGGGTCTGTTTCAATAGCGGCTTCAACAAGTAGATCGCCATCCCAAGGGTTTACCGGATAACCAAAAGAGTTACGAACAAGTCTAAGTTTTGACCACGTTCCGGCAGGGCTATTCCATTTAACTTGTATGTTTCCATACCCTCTAGGTTTTGCGGTAAACGAGGTCGCAATATATTGCGATGCGTTATCGGGACCGTAGTAAGCTAAATTATAATAGTTAATACCATAGCGTGACATTAGACTGTAATGCCTCCAGTTACAGTAAGACCCCATGTGTAAGAGGTTGGCTTTTGTGGTATCTCGTTAAGAGCACAGATAATGTCAGTGACATCTAATTTTGTAGCCGCCCCGCCTACCACAGCAGTGGCTGAAATAGTTGTTCCAGCACAAGCGTAAGTAAAGGTTGTTGTAGTTGGGATTGTTGTAACAACAAATACGCCGTTAAAGTCATTATCAACGCCTGTAACTTTTACAGTATCTCCAATTTTAAGTCCATGAACAGCTGTTGTACGCAATGTAGCAACGCCAGCAGCTAATGTTTTTTGGTCTACAACTCGAGTAATGTCAGCGTCTGAACGGACTATTTTTGTAGGCTCTACAAACGCAACCCCAGGTACTGAGTTAATAGCAGATGTAATATCGTTAACTGTTACTCGATCAGCAAAGATTACGTTATCAAATTGAAATAGCGTATCTAGCTTAGCTGTAACCTCAGATAGGACAAGGCTTTGCTTGTATTGAGGCAGGACAGTGATATCCGCATCAATGAGCGTGTTTACGTATGAAGGTGGTTGAAAAGTAATTGTTGTGTTAGCTGGGATCTTGTTGTTTAGATAAGCTCTCAAGCTTGTCACTGTATTGTTAAATACGTTTGATGGGGTTACTCCATCTCCCGTTACACCTTTATCTCCAAATGGAGCAAAGTAAACAGTCACACTTGTGTATACGTCTGCGATAGCTACAGCCTTAGCCGCTCCACCCTTAATACAGAGGTTAGCGTAATCAGAAAGTGACACAGCTCTTTCTAGTGTGCGTAAGCTCAAAGGAGCGTTTACACGGATTGCGTCGGTAGATTCAAAGTCTCCACCGCCAGAAGCCGCACCAGAATCTGAAGCACTGATGAACTGGTTAAGTACGCTGAGTCCAGACACACCGTTAGTAAGAATAAACTTAATAGTGTTAACACCAACGTTTCCAGAAGCTCCGCCACCAATACGGTAGGTAGCTGTAATTTGAGCATTTACCGGTGGAATACGTCCGCTGACATTATCTCCAAACACAACAAAGGTAATACCTTGAGCGTTTGTGTATGTGCTAAAAACAGGATCGTAGTTCTGGTAGTCAATTAGGTACGGTACTTGGGTATAGGTAATCCCGTTAACGGTTAATCTAACGCTATTTTCAATTACAGGGGTTTTAGAAAGTTTAAATACTTGACTAGACTCCCCGTTAGAAGTTCCAATTACCTCGTTAGCTACAGTTGTTCCTTGGTTTGCGGTTACAGTAATAGATCCTGTAGCCGGCACTGTTACCGCTGTAGCAGTCTCAAATACAATTTGCTGTGAGGTGCTGCTAGTTACGTTTGTTGTAGCAACTTGAGTTAATGCTGGGACAGTAATAGGGCTAGCAGTTGAGTTTTGAAATGTTACTGTTACTCGTGAGGCTGTGTTATTAGTTGCCTGGTAACCAAGAAGACGTGCTAGCTGAAGTACGCTATCGCGCTGGCTTGCAGTGCTGATAAACGACTCATTTGCAGCACGGTCGATGTAGTAATGCAGCTGGTCACCCATGTAAGCAAACGCTTCAAGAACAGTCATACCAAAATCTGCTGGGTCGCGGTTTGTCCAGTTAGGGGCAAAATTAGGGATAAGAGAGACTAGGTCTTCCCGAATGGAGGTGTAGTCCCTAGAGGTATAGTCAATCTGTGGGACATACTTTTTAACGGCCACTTCGTCCATTTCCTTCCACTATTAGCTCTCCGCTTCTGGAGAACAATCCGGTCTTGATCTTTACGCTTTGTTGGGTGTCTTTATCATTATAACGGTAATAGACCTCAATAACTATGTTTCCATCAACCGGATCTACCTGCCCTCTTACATTTTGAAGAGACAAAGCAGGTAAAAACTTTGAAAAAGCTCCACCGATAGTCTGTTGGATAAGGCTTATGGAGTCATTAACATTTTCAAAAACCGTAGCGGCAACGCTAGTGCCAAATGTAGGCCGCATGATTCGCTCATTAAGGCTAGTCATGCAGACCAGTACTACCCGGTCTTGCCAGATCTTCTTTTCGTCAGATGTAAAAGCCACTGACCCATAGCTATCAAAAGCAAAGGGTAGTGTTATTGCTGTCTGGTATGCCATTATTTAATCTCTCCTATCCATATTGGGAAATTAGGATCTCCCGCTAAGTACATAACTGCAACTTTTTTACCAACCGTTATTACAGAAGCCGTTGTTGTAAGAGCCCAATTAGTTTCTTCAAACCCAGTTACTTGAGGAACTCTAAGTTTTGCCCGGTATCTACTTTCTGGGTCGGCATTATCTACAACAATACCTTCGTACACACCATAAAAACGCTTGTCAAAGCTCATCGCGCCCTCATTCTTTCTAAACGTTCTACAACAAATTGCTCTGTAACAGGTTCATCAACAATTGGATCTAGGGACCTAATACCTGTCACCCAACGAGCTGGAGAGGTGTCTCTGTTATTGATATTTGGCTTAGCTCTGTTCTCGATAGCCCCAAAGCTCCCGCGCTCTGTTGCATTTACTGGCACTGTAATCCGGTTTAAGTAGGTTACAGGGCGGACTTTAGTTTGGCGCACCCCGTACAGTAACTTTCTTATAGGGCGAGCCGGCGGTTTTGTAATTTCCCTGCTGTCTTGTCCAATTAAAGCTTCTCCAAGAGAATCGGTGCCAACGTGCAAGATGGTCGTATAACGATGGCGGTTAAGCTCTTCTTCAATAATTTTGTGCTCTACTTTTAATATAGTCCAAAATCCAGAGTAGTTTGAACCAATACCGTTTAAATAAACAGGCATATCTGGCTGTAAAGATGCTGACCCAAGAACTTCAGCTACAGCTCTATAAGGAAAAGAGCCGCGAAGATCAGAGGCTTCTGACTCATATTTAGCTATTTCTGGGGTATTAGCTACGGTGTCGGTTAAGAAAGAATCAAAAAACTCAGATTGCTCTTTTGCTCTTGCAGAGGCTTCTCTTTTTTGTTGAGTAAATGACATAGGAGTATTTGTAAAGGTGTCAACACCCCTTGCAGCTGGAGCAGATTTAATATTTCCGTCATAATCAATATCTTCACCAATAATTGGTCTAAATGAGTACATGGTAGATCCGGCAGAATCATTTGCCTGACGCATAGTAAAAGTTTTAGCTTCTTCTTTATAACGATAAAAATCTTCGTGCATTGGTTGAAAGTAAAGCTCTGTGTTTGTAGCTCTAAGCGTGTAGCCAGACTGCTTTGCTAACCTAACTAAAAGCTCCCAATCGGTATGTCCAGCTTGAGCAATCTGTGGATATACGCGTGGGTGAGGTACCGCGTAGCATGCAAAGTTGTACTTTTCTGCAATCTGTACCGCTACCTGGTCAGCTGTAATATCTTTATAAACTGTTTGACTTGGTTGGCGAAATGGGTAAGAGGCTCCGATAACCACCATTTCAGTAAAGTTTTTACCCGGTGTGCGGTCGGGCTTAATATGGTGAATGTAACCGTAGATGTCTTTACTTTCAGTAACACCGGCAATTCTTACCTGTACTGGTGATCCTGGGTTAAGGACGTCGTACGACACATCCCAGTCTCTAAATTTCATTTTAATAATATCGTGCTTGTATTTTTCCTGAATGATTTCAGCAGAGTACACAGCGGTAGGGCCAAAATCAGTTTCAGGAAAAGACACACGTATAAAATTAAACATTAGGGATCCTCAAAATGGTTCCAGGAGTAATGTTTGTAAAGTCGACAATTTCAGGATTGTACTCAGGGATAAGCCACCAAGACTTTGGGTTTTGGTAGTACTTAGAAGCAATCTGGTCAAGGCGCTCGCCTTGTACGTATTGATGCTCCCAATAGCTCAGACGACCAAGAGTTGAGAAAGTGTAAAAAATA